CTCAACGAGTTAAATCGTGAAGGCTTCGTGCAGGCGTTTGATCCTCTCGATCCCACTCATTACATGGACGACAAACAGCAGAAGAAAGCACAATACTCTTACAAGATTTCGATCTCAAACATGGGACAGTGGTATGGATGTAGAATTACATTTGATGACAAGACAATTGAGATAAGAGACAGTCTTAAGAAATTACCGTTCGACTTGCGTACAATTGGCAAGTCATTCGCAACAAAGTATCAGAAGACAGAAATGGAATATGATGCACCTTACCACAAGGCGTTTGGTTATATCTCTGATGAAGAAATGGAGTACATTAGAAATGATGTTCTGGTTCTGTCAGAAGCTATCTATATTATCTGGTACGACTTCAAGATGTGCGGCGCTACGATTGGATCTGACTGTCTGAAGGAGTTCAAGAGTCTTACACCTGATTACAAGAAGCTGTTTCCTGACATGACAAAGATCAATCTGAAAGATGCTGGTGGACCTGACATGAATGTGTATGAATACTGTGTCAAAGCATATTCTGGCGGCTGGTGCTGGAAAAACCCTGCTGCAGATAAGAAAGTATTCTATGCAGACAAGGACTACTCTGATGATATTAAAGCAAAGCTGGACAATATGTATATCAATGAATCCACTCTTACAAAGGTTAAGCACATGCTTGTTGTTGATGTGAACTCTCTTTATCCTTCGGTTATGATTGACTCTGACAAAACCGAAGGTTATCCCGTTGGAACTCCAGGATATTCGAAAGGTGAACCACCCAAACACGCAGAAGATCACGCAGCGATTTTCAGACGTTTCAAGTGCCGTTTCATTCTCAAGAGAGGTAAGCTGCCTTTCCTGCACATTCGTAACACTTCAGGATATGACGCAAACGAATGTCTGACATCTTCTGTTAACGCAATTGGTGAAGATCCTGTCAGAGAATACACAATGACACAGCCTGAATGGGAACTGTTCAACAAACACTACGAGCTCATGGACTATGAGCCTATTGATTATCTGGTCTTTGAGAGACGTAAGGGAATCTTCGATGTTTATATTAACAAGTACAGAGACATGAAGATCAAGGCAAGTAAGGAAGGTAACAAGGCTATGAGACAGATTGCAAAGCTCTTCCTCAATAACCTCTATGGCAAGTTGTCAACATCAACATGTTCGTCATACAAGACAATCTATTTTGAAGACGATGTTATGAAGTTTGAATCTCATGCAGAGTACGCAAAGAGACCTGTTTATATTCCGGCTGGTGCATATGTCACAGCTTACGCAAGACGCTTCACAATCACAGCAGGTCAGCTCAATTACTATGAAGATCAGAACAAAGGCGTAATGTACTCTGACACAGACAGTCTTCATATCGTAGACATGACACCAGACGAACTGCAGGGAATTCCTTTTGACGCAACAGCATTTTTATGTTGGGCGTGTGAGGAATCATCAGTAGCACTGGCAACATATGCAAAACAGAAGACTTACATTGAAGTAAGCACAGAGGAAGATTTCAAGACAGTGACAGACAAAGACGGAAACGAAGACATTGCTTTCATTATCAAAGCTGCTGGACTTGGAGAGGCTGGCAAAGGATACTTCAAAGAGTGTCTGGATTTAACAGACAATGTTGCTGAGAATGGAGAGATTGTTAAAACCAAAATGTATCTGGAATATTTTAGAGAAGGATTGAGACTTCCGAACGTAAATCTTAAGACAAAGCAGATCAAAGGTGGAATCTTATTAACACCAGGAGATTACAAAATAAATTAGAAAATTTGCTTGACATAATAGAACAAATATGATACTATAATAGATGAAAGGAGTTATCTTTTCTTTGCCACTAAGGGAGCAGGTCTTGTCAACCTGCTCTCGTTTTATTTACAGATGGTACAGTTTCTTAATACGTCTCTCAATTGCAGATCTAATGCCTGAAGTGGTAATCCCTGAATCAACAAGATCATAAATGATATAAAAACTATTTCTTTCAAGAAGTGACATATCAGTAATTTTATACTTTCTGATAGCAGCTTTGATGCTATCTGTAATGACTCTTTTGTTGTTCTCTTCATACTCAACAACTGTAGTAACCATAACATCATTTCTTTCATCAGTCCAGCTGTCAATCATATCGTCAATATCCTTGTGTAATTCACTAAGTGACTCTCTGTCATACAATGTCATTTTATGTGCTAGTACAGTGTTGAATGCCTTCGAAATTTCGTCAGCAATTTCATAAGAAATATCATCATGCATCAATCTTTTTGTCTTACCAGCAACCTTTATCTTTCTTTTCAAAAGATTCTCGTAATATGCAGACTGTGCATAAAGCTCATCAATTTTTTTCTCAGCTTCTCTGAGATTACTTTCTAATTTATCAGCTCTTTTCTTATCAATAGCACTGACAGTATTTTGAGTAACATTTTGCTTTACTCCTGTTCTGAATTCTTCTGCTTCTTCATCAGAGATTCTTCCAAGCTGAGCATCACGTTTCATAGATGCATACTGAAGCAAGGCATCAGTACCACGTACATGTGATGAAGGACTGTCTTTACCTTTAAGCATTTTATTTGTATTTTGACGTAAAGTGTTATACTGACTGTTAGTCAGCATAACATCCTGGCTGTTGAATCCCTGATAAGTTTTAAAACCCATAGGCTTCATAGGTTTCATTATTTCACACCTCCAATTACGATGTTGAGACAATCACTCTTGATCATTTCGTTCTTAAAGAAAACATTGCCGGCAAGCATTGCTTTTCTCAATCTGATCATACGCATACTTGTCTTGAAGGCTGGCAAGTTTGGTTTCATGTCTTTTGTGAACAGATTAAACACCATAGGATTACTTAAATCTGGTTTATTGTCAATGAAGTAGATGCCAGCTTCAGGATAATACTTTACACCATACTTATTGTTACCTGCTATTAACGTGCAGTCATACCATGGATCACCACAGTCTTTGATCTTATTCACAACACAGGCATTGTTATCATTGATCCATGTACTGTCACTTCCCTGCTCGTCATCCGCAAATACAGAGTCAATACCTTCTTCCTTATGCTTATTCGTAATGTCATTATTCTCAATACGATGAAAGATATAGTTGTCACCAATGTATTTCATTGTATTACTCTGAATCTTGTTCCACAATCCGCAGCTTACAAAATAAGGATTCTGAATAGAGATTGTATTTGACACGAACACGCAAGGTACACGTCTGACACCAAGACTTCCCTCATCACCACCACGGGCAATGGACTTGTAGATACGCTTGAACTTACTGATCTCGTTAGGAAGATAAGTCTCCTTGTCTGTCGGCTGGAACTCATCAATGAAGATGATGCTCACATCAGTAAACATAGAAGATACTAACTTGATGTCATCTGCTGCGTTAAGGGCAACAACATACCCGACATGTTTCTTAATAAGTTCCTTCTCAGCGTTGCCGTCTTCGTCTTCACTCTCTTCATAGTACTCCATAATGCAGTTAGTGTAGACGTTCTTAGCACCTGTTGTTTCATAGAAGCGCTGTACGTTAGGATACTTGTCATGAAGCATCTTCTTAAAAACACCATCGAATGCATGACCAAGCAGGCCGCGTTTACGGATAATGAGTACAAACTTATCACCAGGTGCAAAGAATTCCTTAAACAGAATACGTTCAAAGTCTTCCCATCCTGCAATTGTTGGATTGTCAAACACAAAGTCTGTGATAAGTTCTGTCCAGCTGTAAGTCTTACCAGGTCCACGTCCATGACTTACAGTAAAGACTGTGAGCGGATAATCTCCGCTCTTAGTCTTCATCTTAAGTGTCTGGCAGCAATTATAGAAACCATTCATGATAAATCTTCTCCTTTCAGCATGCGGATACCAGAGTCCAACATGGCTTTAATAGCATCAGCAGTATCTGCATCTGTTGCAAATACCTTTGCATCTCTTGTCTTGACATAAGTACACTTATGATCTTCAATTGTCCTCCAAGCTGGTTCATCAGTTCCTTTGGTGTAGCCAATGACATGAGGAATACCACAGCGAATACTTGTGTATCCGAAATTATCAAAGTACTTAGTGTACTGAATCAGGATTTCCTTTGTTAGTCTTACATGAGTAATTAACAGATCAAGGAAGTTAACAAAGTTATAAGCAGAAGTACCGTCACCTGTGCTTCTTACATAGATGTCAGCTGCAAAGGCAGGTCTGGTCTGTCTGTAGTTATTGTACATTGCATTCTCTGTTTTCTGACCAGCAAGGAAGTTCGCAGATGCTGCAAAGTTCTCATTACTAATCTCCTGAATAAGTGTCTGATTGTGTAAATCTACAAGATCCATAGCTGCTCTTGGTGCCTGACTGTAATCACCAGAGTATGAAGCAGACATGCTACCACCTTTTGATCCAGATTCACTACTTGTAGACAGAACAGGCATAGCACTACCTAACGCCTTGATGATATTTCTTGCATAACCGACAGCTCCAGTCTCAAATGTATTAGAGTGAAACAGCTGTTGGGCACTTTCAGCAGTATAGTTCATTGTGTTTGCAGAAGCGATTGCTGCAATCTGGGCAGTCCACATATCCAGAGTATATGCTGATGTAGGAAACTTGTCATATACAACAGACTCAAGTGGATTACCAAATCTTTCAGAAGAATACTTGTAATTATCTGGCAACAGGAATACCTTTGGTGTCTCAGAAAGCTCACCACCTGTAACAAAACGATACTTCTTCTCATTATTCATTACAGATTCAAACTCTTCATAATGATATTCCTTGTTCTGTCCGTCAGGTGTACTCACTCTGATGTAAGAGAAAGGATACTGGAAGAGCTTAGGATCAGCTTCAGCATAATCACTCTTAACTGCACTCTCACCTGTTACAGTTGACTCAAATCCGTAAGGTGAAGCAGTGTAGAAGTTACCATTTGCCAACACATGTCTGATGAAAGTGACAGGTATCGAATAAATACCGAGGATAGATTCTGTAACACCAGCCTGATTCATGTACTGTAACAGAGTCTGCAAGTTATATTGTGAGCTTTCAGCATAAAGTACATCTGTCTTTTTGAAGCCAATAACATAGTAAGGATGTGACATTCTGTTAGACCAGTACGGATCAGTAATACTTGCAGAATGTCCTGCCAGAGCATTAGGTTTGAAGTAAAATCCGCCAGGATTCTCTTCATCAAATGTAGAGAACAGATCCTGCCAATACTGATAGAAACTCTTATCTAATCCTGTGTCAATTTCCTCAAATGCAGAGAAGTTAATATCAGAGATATAGATTACATCGTAGAAAGTCTTTTCCGGATCTACATCAGGATCTGTCTGCTTAAGCAGCTCAGAGCAAATAAGAACAGCGTCCTTTGTTTCTCCGAGAGTATAGTTTCTCTTTTCAAAGTCCTTGTCACACGTAAGACCAGGTTCTGCCGTTCTCATCTCAAACACATCAGGATCATAAGGATTTGCTGCAATCTTAGCTGCGTCTGTAACAGACAGATGCTCTCTGTCAATGTACATGTCATGATAACTTACATCAAACATTCTTGTCATCCATCTGTCAATACCATAAGAGATTACAGCAGTCTCATTGTTAACGTAATCTTTCTTAATGATACGTGCATAATAGATTACATTGTCAAAAGCAGGATTCTGGAAGGACAGATAGTTACACTCGTCCAGTGATACACCGTTGAGCTTCTTCAATGGAAACTTAATCTGTCCAGTGCGTTTGATAACCTGCGCGTTCAGTTCTGTTACAAGATGCTTAGCGAAGTATGCTTCCCTGTTTGCAGCTGAAGAGAACGCAATGGTGACGTCATCGTCAACCATTACGTTGCTGTAAATTTTGAATGTAGAGTTTGGAAAAAATCTCATAGTTATCTGATCTCCATTCTGTGAACTTTGTCATGCATCATAGTACCTTTTCCGTTGCCACCAAGGGATGCATATGTCTCATAAATTTCATCGAAATCATCTACTTCATCTACAGTAAGGAACTCTTTCTCTTTGTACTGATCGTACAGTTCTGTGAGTTCCCGACGAAGCAGAATAGTGATAGCCTTATCACTGGCCTTGTTGTTAAGATGAATTGTCTTAACAACATACCCGATATATCCGAGTAAGGCTGTCATCGTGGTAGGAATGACAGCCATGAGGATCTGGAATACTTCAGTTTTCAACTTTTCTCTCCCTGATAATAGGACGAAGTCCCATTCTTTCCAGTTCAATCTTCTTTGCTTCTGCAAATGTCTTGTTCTTGTAATAACCTACCTCTATTACATACTGTACGTTTGCAGGAGTTTCTGTTACTTTACGCCTTGTAGCCATTACTTATTCTCCTTTTTGTAGTTTGCGTTGCTGATACCAAGCAGCGTACCAAGCATGGTGTCAAAAGCTGTACCGATTGTCAGAACTTCCTGCGTGTAAGGAATGCTTAACGTAGCTCCTACCACACCGTAGAAAGTGAGCACAGCCGGGATGCCGATCAATGCCACATACTTTAAGATGTCATACAACTTGTCATTCAGTTTCATAATGATTTCTCCTTTCTATTTAAGCACCAGTGATAGGTGACTTAATCGGTTCTACTTTTCTAAGAATGTAAATAGGTTTACACCAGTACCAGGTTCCGTTGTCGTAATAAGAAAAACTGTCAACAGCCAAAGAAGAGGTATATTTAAAACCAGCAACCTTTAACCCTTGAAGTTTAGTCCACAAAGGCTGTGACGAAATACGTGAGATCTTCTGTTCTCCATTCCAATACTTACCACTCATGTACTGCGGTAAGAGAGCATTGATAGGAAACTTAACAACAGGTGAATTGTAAGTCAAGTAACCGTTATTAGCAAGGAGTCCACCATCTGACCATAAAATTCCGTCATTTTCAGGATATGCTGTAAAGTATCCATACATAGTGTCTGCATAAGTAGTGTCTCTTGTCATAGCATACGAAGGACTTCCGAAGATCTGTGGTTTCTGATAAATTTCGTTTGTGATTACTTCCATATCATCAGGTTGAAATCTGGAAGACAGACCTTCTTTTCTATAGATGTAAAGATCATACGTTAACTTAAGAAGATTACATGTGACCTCATTTATATTCTGTCCCTGTTTGTAAGAAGCAATGTTGTAAGTCTTATCACCATAGATTGTAAGTTCAAAATCTCTTTCAGCTGTGAAGAATACATCAATGAGATTACCAGTATAGTAGTCATCACTTGTCTTAGGTAAATAAGGAACAACCTCAATACCTTTCTGTTCGTATACAGAAAAAGTTTCATCCTTAGCTGTATATTCAAACTTGCTGAAGTCCAACTCCTTAACAAGCTCTCCATTTTCAAAGTACGCATACCAAGGAGCAGGAAAGTAGTCTTCATTATCCTTTCTGATTTTAACAAGATAAGACTTTGTTTCATCCCATGAGTAGTATGGCTTTTCTGCTCTGGATTTATCTTTTCCGTTCTGTATTAAAATTGTAGGAGTCTTCTGGAACGGAATGTTCTTTCTTCTGAAAACCATTACCTTTGACATAAGCATTACCTCTTTTAAAAAGATAGAACTGATATTGTAACAGGCGAGGCAGCCATTCGGAGCAGCTATACTCCCACTCGCTTCGATAAGCGAAGCTCTTTTCACGGAGGGCTTTCTCCGCTTACCCAATTACAAATCAGTTCTTATCTTATATTATTATATCACACTTATCCCAGTCTGTCAAGGATAATGTTGATTTTTTCTTCCAGAGCTGCTACTCTTTCTTCCAGGGTGAGCTGCACAGGAGCTTCTGTAGGTTCAGGTTCCGGCTGCCAAGCAGAGAAGCCATTGAGACCAGCGTTCTTAATGATAGACGAAAAGTCTACATAGCTGATGTCAAGGTCTACGTTACCAGAGATACCGGCAACAGATCCAACAGAAGAGTGCTGCCAGACACCGAATACATTCTCAGGAATGCTGGAAGGTCTGTTACCATAACGTGCTACCCAGTGAGTGTAAGACTGTAACTTTGAGTCATCCAGTCTGTCACGGAAACCAGAGATCTCGGAAGCATAGATACCAGCAAAGTATCCATTATCTTCCATGGTCTGACAGAACCCAATGCAGGCCTCTGTGTTACCTTCCTTGTCAGAGGTATCTGGTGCTTCAAAGTCAATGTAGACAGGATACTCAAACTGTAAGCCAGAGAGCATTGTAATAAAACGCTTTGCATCTGCAGCACCGTTTTCGTATGACTTACAGTACTTGCCAACAAAGTAATAAGCTCCTACAGCAAGACCAGCTATCTTTGCTCCTTCATAGTTCTCTCTGAAGTTACTGTCAGTATAGAAACCAGAGTCGCTACCACCTGCCTTGATGATAGCAAACTCATATCCATCTGCTTTAACAGCATTCCAGTCAATAGTTCCCTGCCAATGTGATACATCAATTCCTTTAATCATAATTTATTTCTCCTTTCATTATCTTACTCCAATTGCATAAAATTCATTATCTTACTCCAATTGCATAAAAAGTACCAATTACATTGTTAGGTGAGGATGGATAAGAAGATCGCTCATAAATACTATTGCCTGTATTACACAATCTCATTGTGACTCTAACCTGATATAATGAAGTAGGTTCTATTGTAAACCCTGCAATCACAATATCACCTCTGCCTACTTGCAATTTAATTTCCTGTAGCACAAATGCAATTTCATATTTATTTGGATTGATGTCAACATAAATTTCTTCACTGTATTCCATTGTGGATCCAGCTGCAATACTGTCAATACTGAGATTAAATGTCTTTTTACGCATCTCTACATCACTTCCACCAGATGAAGGAGTAACCCACTCTGTATCGTAATCCGTTGCACTCTTCTTCGTGAGTACCTGGCCAGCTGTTCCACCTGCTGCAACACCAGGACCAGCAACGCTCTGTCCGTCTGCACCTTTAATATTACTGAATGCAAAGTTGAAAGCAGGTGCCTCGTTCGTGCCCGTCTTCGTAACCTCAACAGAAGGTGTACCAGTGGAATTGTCCACAGTAGCCGTAGCAGTAACAGTAGGGACCGGACCAGTAGGCCCCTGTTCACCATCTGTGCCGTTCTTAATGTTAGCTGTGGTAGTACCCTCTTTATCTGTAATAGTAATTGTAGCACCTGTGTCAGTCTCCTGTATACTTGCTATAGGAGAAAAGCCATCATCACCCTTAGTACCTTGACCTGTTTCACCTTTAAGACCAGAGAACTCAAAGTTAAAGACAGGTGTAAGTTCACTACCAATTTTAGTCACATTAACAGAAGGCGTACCAGTAGTATCTGTTACACTTGCCAGTGCAGAAACGCGTGGAGTATTTCCATCACTACCATTCTCAACAGAAGCAGTGGTAGTACCAGTCTTATCTGTAATAGTGATTGTAGCACCGTTTTCTGTCTGCTCTACTTTTGCAACAGGAGAAAAACCATCATCACCTTTGGTTCCTTCTCCTGTTTCGCCTTTAAGACCAGAGAATGCAAAGTTAAAAGCAGGAGCTTCATCCGTACCTGACTTTGTAACCTCAACAGAAGGTGTTCCCTGTGACTCATTAACAGAAGCAGATACAGAAATCTCGGGAGTCGGTCCAACAGATCCATCTTTACCGTCAGCAATGGTAACTTCCTGCTCGCCTGTTGCATCAATAACCTTCATGTGATAGCCCTCAGGAATAGGAGTAAGGATTACTTCAGGTGAAAATCCATCATTACCCTTAGGAGCAGTAACAGTTGCAACAGTGGTACCAGACTTATCTGTTACATAGATAGCCGCTTCATTATCTGCAAGCTGCTCTACGTTAGCAGAAGGCGAGAAACCGTCTTCTCCGTTCTTACCGTTTGAAAGATCAGCTGTCGTAGTACCAGACTGATCAGTAACAGTAACAGTAGCACCTGTGTCAGTCTGCTCTACTTTTGCAGAAGGAGAGAAGCCAGGTTCACCCTGCTCACCCTTTTCTCCAACACCGTTCTTAATATCGACTGTTGTAGCACCAGAAGCATCTGTGATTGTAATTGTAGCACCTGTGTCAGTCTGCTCTACAGAAGCAGAAGGAGAGAAACCAGGATCACCCTGCTTACCATTCTCAACATCTGCTGTTGTAGTTCCAGAAGCATCTGTGATTGTGATTGTAGCACCTGTCTCTGTCTGTTCTACAGAAGCAGATACACCTGAAGCAGAGGTTGCAGGTTTCCATTCAATATTCGTACCATCCTCATTTACAGACAGAACATCATTTGCATTTGTAGTGTCATAGTCCGGAATCTCTGTCTTAACGAGTTCAGCAAATTTCTCTTCCAGTTCATTCATTGCTCTCTTAAGACGAATAACCTCTTCGTAATAAGAGATTACCTTGTTATCCTGCGAAGGTACAAGGTTAGGACGAGGACCATGGATAACCTCTGGTAGATTCAGAGGTCTCTCAAGGGACTCGGGTACTTTTGTAGGATTGAAACCAAATACATAGTCTTTTACCATCGTGTTCTCCTTTCATTTAAAGCAGCTGCATGAAGAGTGAATCAAACAGATCCCAAATCTTACGCATCATAGGTTCCATTCTCAGAATCATGTCATATGTCACTGTGTAATCATTGCTGTCTTCTGAATCCTCATGTTCGTTTGCATTTGTTCCAGACTCATTGATAACATCAGATGTGTTATCAGTTGTGGTATCTGTATGCTCTTCGGATGATGTTGCATGATCTTCTGACGTAGCTGCTACAGTCTGTGTACCAGTGTTTGCTTCACTGTCATTACCAGTACGAGCAGTTGTAGTGTCATCTGTCTGAGTATCAGTTGTATCACGTGTCTGCTCATTCTGTGTATTATATGTTGAAGTCTGCTCTCTGTCATCAGTCTGTAACTGCGTAGAGTTGTAAGTCGTAGCAGACTCAGTATTATCTGTCTGTGTGTCTGTCGTGTCATAAACAGTCTCCTGTGAGCTGTTGTTTGTCTGTACGTTTGTATAATCATGCTCTGACGCAAGTGACATGTAATTGTACTCTGTTCCTGCATTGGTAGCATAGTCAACACCTGCTCCGGCAGCAGAAACATGAGGAGAATGAATCATATTTTCCAGATCTCCCATAGGAGTATCTGACGTAATATTTACTTCGTTCAAATCATTACGGACGTTGCCAGTATCACTTGCTGTGTTCTTACCAGTATGAGAGGTCTCAACAGTACCTGTGTTGTTGACCTTATCAATACCAGTATGCTCATTGTTAGTTGTACCAGTATCTGCAACCTTATCTGTACCAGTATGAGAATCAGTGATGCTGCCAGTAGACGTAGAGGTTACAGTTCCTGTATTCTTCTGCTGTGAATCATACGTTGTTACAGAGTGCAGGTCATTTGTAGTTGTTCTGTCATCTGTTCCATTGCTGTCAGACTTAGCAGAAGAGTTACCATTTGATGTAATGGTTCTGTCTGAGGTATTGTTACCAGTCTTAGAAGTACTACCACTGTCACTAGCCTTACCTGTTCTATGTTTAACAGAGTACTGTGAGAAGATCTCCTTTCCAATCAGATCATAGATGTGATTGATATATTCATAGTTCTCGTAGATTCTGCCAGCAAGTCTCATTCTCCAGAGACCAAAGGTCTCAAGTCCAATTTCCTCAAGGAAGTAATGATAAGCAAAAGCAGTGATGAAATGCCTACGGTACTCATCAGAGATGAAGTTAACTTCATCTCCAAAGAGTGTCTGATTTGCATAATCATACATCTGGTCTGTAGTCCACAGATCTTCATTACCTGCAACACTCTGCAAGATTTCCTGAATTGACGTTGTATATCTACTCATGTGTTTTCCACCTTTCCCAGCTGTACATGCTGGTTATTGTTATATGAATCACTAATATTTGTCTGATTGTTAGAATTGATCTGCGTATCGCTTCCCATTCCCTGCAGGGTTCCTACAACAAGATCCATAGGAAGCTGTGTTGCCTTAGCGAACTCTTCTGTCATTGGTGATAAGTTAACAGAGAGATCACCCTTAGGAAGAATCTCTGTGCCACCCCACCGTTCATTGGCTCTATTACAAAGTTCTACTCTACGCATGAGACGATTGCATAAGGAAAGGTCATCACCCATCTTATCCATTTCCAGCTGATCAGAGTTCTCGTACTGTGACTTCTTGGTAAACTGTGTGGTGATACCAAGCATTGACATTGCTTCTGCCCATGTAACCTTAAGAGCTTTCCACATTTCAATTACCTTGTAATCAACACGCAGATCCAGAGAGTCAACATCCATGATATTTGCATCCTTAACATTATCTGCTTTCTTACCCATGTTATTCAACTTGATGACAGGTTTGAAATTCCACAGATCCTGAAAGAAGTTCTCAACTGTGAGTTCAGAATCCTTTGAGGCCTTAACAATGTAAGGGATATTCTGGAACTTCTGGTTAGAACGAATTACCATATGACATTCCCAGAGAAGACGTGCATACATGTCAATGTAGTTCATCATACTCATTCTTCCCATGTTATCATACATAACAACAAAGTCATGCGTGGTTACCTGATAACCAGCTCCGTGAAGCACTCTACCGTTAATAACGTCGCCATCAGCCCAGCCAATACCTTTAATACCTGTTGGATAACCATAAGCGTTATATAGCATCTGACCAGCAGCAGTCTGCTTTTCATCCAGAAATGGAACAAAACCAAGACTCATAAGTTCACGTGATCCATCAGGTACACACAGAGCAGCCTGACCATCTTTCATTGCTTTCCATTCAAAGAACCATCTGTCACATGTAGACGGAAGGTTTTGATACTGGAACTGTGATAAGGCTACCTGACAGATTCTATCATAATAGAAATTGTAGATCATCTGGTTATCTATGAATAACCCAACGTCTTCATACTTTTTACTCATAGTTATTTCTCCTTATAAAATAAGCAGGGAACAGAGTACCTGGTTCTGTCCCCTGCCTAAGTTTATGGTTAGGCTACAGTAATAGTAGCTGTACCTGACTTAGAACCGTCTGCTACGGATACAGCAGTAACAGTAATAGTGTCACCAGCCTGTGCATCACTGTTAACAGTGAGCAAACCGTAAGCGTCGATTGTACCATGGTCATCTTCACCAACACTCCAGATAACATCTGCATTTACAATGCCGGATGTCTCAATGTCAGCAGACATGTTCAGCTGCGCACCAGCAGACAGAGTTGCTGTAGCAGGAGAAACAGATACAGAACTGATAACCGGAGTAGAGGTTGTGAACACGATGGCATTCTTGAACAGAGACGCTCCGAAGTATGCATGATGATGTAAGAAGTACATGTAAGACATGTCGTTCTCTCCACCTTCACCAGCATCCATCTCAACGACCTTGTCAACCTGCATCAGGAAGTCCTTATCAATAACGAAGGCCTTAATAGTCTTCAATGTTGCAAGTTCATCCTGAGTGAAAGGAATTACAACAGGGTCTGTATCCTTTGCTCTGAGCAGCTCACCCAATCTTTCCAGATCGTAAGGAGTCCACTCATTAACGAGGATTCTCTTGCCCAGGAAGTCCATCTCTTCCTTATTGAAAGCATATGCCAGAGCCTTCACAGAAACAGCTGCATCAACATCAGTGGTGATGATGTCCATCTGATTTGCAATAGGGGTGACAGTTAATGCTTCACGAGAAATGGTATACCCGTTTACCATGAAAGTGATGTCATTGGAAACCTTCTTAATTACCTGAAGAGTATTCTCAACATTTTCCTTAGTGTCAACGCCTGCAACCTGAGCTACTTTCATCTTACCGTCGAGTGCAGTACGATGAAGAACGTACTTCAGCATGATGAAACTGTCATGCTCAAATCCCTTGTAGAGAGCATCTACAATGTAGTTAAGCAGACCCACAACACCGTCCATAGAACGGAAAGCTCTGTCGAGCTGATTACGGTAGATCTTAACAGCGTACTTCTTCTGGAAGTTAACCGTGTGATAAGCTGCCAGAATTTCAGGTGTACGGTTACCGAAACGATCCTTAAGGAACTCATCAACCGTCATGTTGACCTTGTAGTTCTCAGGTCTTGCCGGGTTAACAAATACTTCCTCAATTGTCTCGCCAGCAGCCATATTACCTCTAAGAGCCCAGCTCCAAGGATTGCGATATTCATTGTAGACGATAATCTGATATGCGATCAGGTTAACTAATGCATTGACAAATGCATTACGTCTAGGCTGATAACCCATAATGAACTGTCCCAGGTTACGAATGCTTTCGTCAGTTTCGTTTGCTTCAGGAGCTCCAGCAAAATAAGAGGAACCGCCATTCTGCATCACATAATTAAGGATGCCAGCGGACGTAGTCTTAGCAGCCAAGCTGCTGATCTGTGGTCTTGTTGCCATTTCTTTTTATCTCCTTTCTTATGCGTCTTCTGTTACGAAGATACTAGGTGCTGGTTTATTTTCACCAGTACCGTTAAGAGGATCACCAGTTACGGTGTTATCCACGTTTTCGGGTTTGATACCATTGAAAAACATGTCATGAAGCTGCTTTGCATAATTGTCAGCTGCTTCTTTCTGAGCAGTAGCAACAGCTTCATCAATTCTTGTCTGAACAGCAGCGTCATCGGTATCAACAGATGCTGACATGATTCCTTCAATTACTGATGTATTATCAGCAGGAATTAAGTCTTTCAGAAGCGGCTTAAGCGCTTCAACGTTAATCATTTTAGCCATAATGATTTCTCCTTTCTTATTATATGTTATCACATTGATAATATTTTGTCAACACTTTTTTCTAAATTTCTATTGACATTTTTTAAAATGTGTGTTACTATAAGAATGTGAATAGCTTTCTTCACCTTCTACCTTTACTTATGACCAGTGCGAACTCCTCCTGCGTACTGGTCATTTGTTTTGTAACAATCTCTCCTCCCTTCGCACCCGGCATCCTTGTCACAACTTTGTCACATCTTTAACAATCAACAGCGTAACAACTTCGGCGACCTGCTTAA